GGGTTAGGGGCTGCTATTGTGTCGGCATTTTCCAATCGTAAAAAAAATAAAGCAGAAGCCGATAAGTTAACGGGTGATACGTTGGCGGGAACGGCTCGTGAATTGACTGCTATTTCGACTGAAATGGTAACCTCCATTAATGCACAACTCAAAGACTTGACTAAGAAGTATAAGGAACTTGAGGAAGAGGTTGCTCGTCTTAAGCTGGAATTATTGGGCCGGGAGCGCATGATTAACGAACTCAAACTTGAAAATAAAAGTTTAAAAATGAAGGTTGAACAGCTCCAAGCTGAAAATGTAGCCAAAGATGCTTTAATTAATGAGCTCAGCATAAAGGTCAAGGATTTGGAAGATCGATTGGACAAACTAACCGATAGAGAAAGAAAAAGAGATAAGGACAGCAATTTGTTGACATAGTGTTCACTATGGATAAGCCTGATGATATATTACGGGTTATAATGTGCGAGGTTTTCAATTTGAGAAAATATCTCGATGAATTAGAGGAACGAATTGCTGTCTTGGAACAAGTAATATCTGACGAGGATATTGAGCTTGATTTTGAGTCGTGGTTTGAGAGTAGTGATGGCTAATAGTACACCGCGTCCATGTATGGTTCCTGGATGCCCAAATTTGGTTTATGAGTCTAATGTACATCGGTGTCCAGAGCATCAGCGTGAATATATGAAACAATGGGCAAAACCACGTGATATAAAATACACGAGTGCATCGTGGCGTCGGCGTTCGAGGATATTTTTGGCACGACATCCGACCTGTGAGCGTTGCGGAGCACCATCAGAAATTGCTCATCATATTATCCGTAGGCGTGATGGCGGGTCGGATGATGAGGAGAATTTAGAGGCACTGTGTCGTTCTTGCCATGAAGCAGAGCATAACAAACATGGTGAAAGGTGGGGCAAGCGTGAGAGGTAGATTGCCTAAGCCTGATGTAATCAAAGAGGCGCAAGGAACGCTTAAAAAAAGCCGTGTGAATAACTCACAGGCAAAGTTTGCCGTTCCCGTTGCTCACCCAAAGCCACCGTCGACTTTGAATATTTATGGCAAACGCCTGTGGAAAGAATTGATACCAAAACTAATTGAAACAGGTCTTTATACTGAGGGCGATTATCAGGCGCTCGAGCTTTTGTGTATGGCATATGGCGATATGATCGCTGCCCGCAAAGAATTAGAAAAAACTGGAACTATTGTAGTTACCGATAAGGGAACTGTTTATCAACATCCCAATGTTGGGATTGCAAACCAAGCATGGACACGCGTAAAACTGATGCTTGGTGAATTTGGGTTGACACCAGCCGAAAGAACGCGGGTTAAGGCGTTATCGCCTGCTGAAAAGACAAGGTCTCTCGCCGATTCGCTATTCGCTGCTGCATTTGCAAAAGTCGAAGGCGAAATTGATAGCGAAGACGATGAAGGCGGTGAAGTTGAAGAAGTATAACCCTTACGACTGTGATTTGAGTAAATACTATTATGACCCTGTAGCTGGTCAAGTTGCAGTCGATTTTATCGAAGGTTATATTACGCATGTTAAGGGCGAGCTGGGCGAGAAGCCATTTTTGCTTTTGGATTGGGAAAAGGAATTTGTAAGTAATTTGTTTGGGTGGAAAGTTAGGGAGACGGGCTTACGGCGATACCGAGAAGCATTTGTATTTGTTCCTCGAAAGCAAGGGAAATCGCCTCTTGGTGCAGCTATTGCCCTTTATTTGCTGATAGTTGATAATGAGCCTGGCGCTGAATTGATTTCAATTGCTGCTGATCGTGAGCAAGCGCGGGCAATATTTGATACCGCGCGGTTTATGGTAAAGCAGAATCAAAAGCTTAGTGAATTGGTCGATGCATATCGCAATGCAATCTTTGCCAAAGATAGTGCGAGCGTTTATAAAGTTGTTTCCAGTGACGTTGGTGGCAAACATGGTGGCAATCTCCATGCTGCCTTATTTGATGAGCTGCATACTCAGAAAGACCGTGAGCTTTATGATGTTATTCAAACCTCTTTTGGGGCACGGCGCCAGCCTCTTTTGATTTCGTTTAGCACGGCGGGTTATGATAGAGAATCTATCTGTTATGAAGTTTATGAAACTGCGCGTCAGGTTTCAGAGGGACTTATTCAGCGCGATTGGTTTTATCCAGTAATATATCAGGCAGAACCTGAGGATGACTGGACTTCAGAAGAAGTTTGGAAGAAAGCCAATCCGAGTTTGGGGCATACTGTAAAAATTGAGTATTTGAGGCAAGAATTCCAGAAGGCACTCAGCTCACCTGCTTATCAAAATACTTTCAAGCGCCTATATCTCAATATGTGGACAAGTCAGGAGACACGCTGGCTCGATATGGCTGCGTGGGATGCTTGTGGTAAAGTGAAAATAAATCCCGAATTGTTGGAAGGTTCTATTGCCTATGGCGGATTAGACCTTGCTTCTGTATCAGATATTGCTGCATTTGTTTTGGATATCCCAAATGAACCTGGAGAGGAAGAATGTCATACTTGGCTTCCTTCGTTTTTTGTTCCTGAGGCAAGGATAAATGATCCTGGATTTAAGGATAGAGATATTTATCAGGCGTGGGTGGATCAGGGATATATGATTGCTACGCCTGGTAATGTGATTGATTATGATTACATTATTAAAGAAATTGAACGATTAGGTGAACTTTACAATATAAGGGAAATTGCCTTTGATCGCTGGGGCGCTACTCAGATTAGCCAAACGCTTACCAAAATGGGATTTACACTTGTTGGTTTTGGGCAGGGCTTTGTGAGTATGAGCCCGCCCACAAAAGAGGTCGAGCGCTTGGTACTTCAGGGTAAGATTCGGCATGGTAACAATCCAGTAATGCGGTGGATGATGGATAACGTGATGATTGTTACGGATGCAGCTGGAAATATCAAGATAGATAAAAAGAAAAGCAGGCAAAAGGTAGATGGCGTGATTGCGGGTGTCATGGCGACCGATAGGGCTGTTCGGCACTCGGTAGAGGCTAATAAGTCAATTTATGAAGGTCGCGGGCTGGTGATGCTGTGAAAATCTTTAATTGGTATGGCATACTCAGGCAGGTTATTGTTAACACTAAAACTGACAAGGCATTTCGTGGTGTTATTTGGAAAAAGACAAAGGATTGCATCGTACTTAAAAATGCAGAATGGCTTTCGGCTGATGGTGCAAAGAAAATTGATGGCGAATTAATTATATTTATATCAGAAATAGATTTTATTCAGGCGGTATGATGGCAACAATTATTTCGGAAGCAAATCTGATTATGATGCCAAGTGGCTGGTGGCCGAATACAGCGAATATCACACTGAGTAGGGTGAGGCCTGACTATAACTTTGACTATCAGCAAATGTATCGCATGCATATGAATGTGCGAATTTGTGTTGATTTTCTGGCTCGAAATGTGGCGCATTTAGGTTTGCATATTTACAAGCGCTCAGCAAATAATGATCGGGAGCGCATTAGAGATCACAGGGCAGCAAACATTTTGAAATCTCCAATGCCCCCACAATACAAAGTTACACAATTTCAATTGGTTGAGGCAGTTGTTGCGGATATGTTAATTAGTGGTAATGGGTATCTGATTAAGCACCGCAATTCAGATGGGGAAATTTTTGCCTTACAGCGTGTTCCTTATATGCTGATGGAGGTAAGAGGGCAACTCGTTCCTACTGGGTATAAAATTGCACAGCTGGAAAAAGAGTTTGATCCCAAAGATATTATTCACTTTCGTTTTTATAATCCTGAGAATTCAACATTAGGCATTTCGCCACTTGAGGGATTAAGAGAAGTTTTGGCTGAGGAGTGGGAAAAATCTAAATATTCAAGTGGCTTTTGGAGAAATGCTGCACGCATTTCAGGTGTGATTGAAAGGCCGATTGAAGCACCTGCTTGGAGTGAGGTGGCTTTACGCAACTTCAGACAACAATGGGAAGAGCTTTATTCAGGAGATTTGAATAGTGGTAAAACAGCTGTGCTTGAAGAAGGCATGACCTTTAAACCTATGTCTTTCAGTCAAAAGGAAACTGAGTATATTGAAAGTCGGAAGCTAAACCGAGAGGAATGCGCCCGAGCATTTCATATTCCTCCGCCAATGGTGGGGATTTTGGATCGGGCAACATTTTCTAACGTTACCGAGCTGCACAAATCGCTTTATCTCGATGTGCTTGGGCCTATGTGTGCACGGCTTGAAGATGATTGGGACTTACAATATCTCAGTGAGTTTGAGGACTTGGCTGGTGCCTATACCGAGTTCAATATTGATGAGAAGCTTCAGGGTGATTTCGCAATGCAACTTGAAAGCTTGCGCCAGTCCGTTGGAGTACCTTATATGACGCCCAATGAGGGACGCGCAATCTTAAACTTGCCAAGACTTAATAATCCAATGGCAGATACGCTTGTAACCCCACTTAATATGGGCACACCTGATATGGTGTTAAGCCAGCCAGCGAAAGATGCACCTGTAGTTGCAGAACTTAAGGCTTCAGCGGAGTCTATCGTGCCCGAATATCCTGAATTGGATGATATTTATATCAATAAATGGAGTAAACTATTAACTGATGTTTTTACCCGTCAGCGAGATTCAATTTTGCCAAAGGTAAAGATGGATAAGCTTGATGTGCTTTGGGATAAGGAGCGTTGGGATAAGGAAGTTGCTGAAGACTTTGAGGCACTTACTGAGGAGACCGCTTGGGCTTTTGCTGATGCATTTGCAAAGGATATTGGAACTGGATATGACAGAGAGTGGATGAAAAAGTGGCTTTCTGAAAATGCGCGGATTGCTGCCGAGAATATTAATCAAAGTACCTATGAACAGCTTGAGCAAGCATTAATGGCTGATAATCCGCATGATGCAATTAAAGAAGTTTTTGCAGTAGCCTTAGCTTCCCGCGTTCCAAAACTTGCAGCAGAGCGTAAAAATATGGTGGAAAGTTATGTGGAAGCAAAACTGGCGGATGTAGCAGACCAAATAGTTGGTAAGGTTTGGGTAACTACAAGTAGAAATCCTCGACCAGATCATAAGCGCTTGAATGGTGAATATGTTGAAAAAAGAGGATTGTTTAGTAATGGGCTTAGGTATCCGCGCGATTATAAGGGAAAAGCTGAAGACAACGCAAATTGTCAATGTAAGGTGATGTGGGTTCGGAAGCCCATGCCAGTTACTATACCGAGTGAGGTTGAAGGATGAAAATGGAAAAGAAACTATTTGATACCGAGTTAGAATTTAAAGAGGATGCCGATCAAACAGGCTCATTTAAGGCTGTGTTTAGTTGGTTTAATGTTATTGATAAGCAGGGTGATATTACTGTGCCAGGAGCGTTTGAAGAAGGCGCTCCGATAAAAATTGCTTATTGGGGGCACCGATGGGAAAACCTTCCAGTTGGGCGCGGTGAAATTCATCAGGATGACGAAAAGGCATGGGTAGAGGGGAGGTTCTTCCTTGATACTGAGGCAGGGCTGGAAACCTATAAAACTGTAAAGAATTTGGGTGATCTTCAGGAATGGTCGTACGGGTTCGAAGCACTTGATTCTGCCGAAGACAAAATTGATGGTAAAAAGGTTCGTGTGCTGAAAAAGCTTAAGACGTTTGAGGTTTCGCCAGTATTTATCGGTGTTGGGAACAATACCCAAACACTTGCCATTAAAGGCGAAGATGATTTTTCTAAAGGTGAAGATGATTCTTCGTTGGATATGGAGCCAGAAATTGAAGTTGAATCAGAGGCCGACAATGTCGGTAATGAGAGCGATGTAGATTCTGCTGATATAAAATTACTAATTGAAATCCTCGCATTAGAGGGAAAGGACTAAGATGAACAACGAAAAGTTTAAGAGCTTATTGGCGGACGCTCGGGAGATTGTCGAAACGGCAATTTCTGAAGGACGCCCTATGACGGAAGATGAGCGCAATCGCTCAATGAATATGGTAAATGAGGCCAAACAGGGTTTAGACGATATTGCTCTGAATAAGAAAATTGCTGAGCTTGAAGCTGCTGCGGTTAAGGGTGAAGAGGAAAAGCCAAAGGAAACTGCTGGTAGCTTAGGCGAGCGTTTTGTAAAGAGTGAAGAATATCGTTCCTGGATGAAGCAAGTTGCACCAAATGGACATATTCCAGAACAAGCGAAAGGTTTAAATTCGCCAGCGTTCAAAGTAGACATGCCATTTGAGAGGAAAGATTTAATTACTGGTCTTTCTGATACTTCGGCTGGCGCATTTATTCAGAATGATGCTACTGGCATTTATGTTCCGATGGGACGCAAGCCTCTTGCCATTCTTGATTTAATTAGCGTTCGTAGCACGAATTCTGATATGGTTGAATTTGTGCAACAAACTGCTCAAGTTACTCAGGCTGCTGCCGTTGCTGAAGCTGAAACTGCTGAAGGGCCGACTGTGACCACAACTGCCTCGGGTGACCCTTTGCAATACACCAGTACCATTAACTACAGTAGTGATGGCGGTTATAAGCCAGAAGGCGCGATGGCATTCCAAAAAGTTACCATTCCTGTTGAAACGGTTGCGGTTTGGGTGCCAGTTACGAAGCGCGCTCTTGCTGATAGTGCCCAGTTGCGCGGGATTATTGACCAGGAATTGCGGGAAGCTCTAAGGGATAAGATTGAAGATTATATCCTAAATGGGACTGGAACGCCTGCATTTGTTGGTATTGTAAATACGCCTAATATTTTGACGCAAGCGTATGTTACTGATAAATTGAAGACAGCCCGCAAAGCTATTACCACTCTATCTACTCAGGGATTGGATAAACCCACTGCTTTCTTGATGAATCCAGCTGATTGGGAAGCTATTGAATTAGCACTGTTTGCAGCTGCGCCATACTTGCCATATCAGCAATCTATTTGGCGCGTTCCTGTAGTTGAATCGCAATATATAACTGCGGGAAAGGCATACTTGGCGAATTGGAAACAGGCAGCTATGTGGGATCGTCAACAGGTAACGATTAGCATTAGTGATAGCCATGCTGATTTCTTTATCCGCAACCTTATTGCGGTATTGGCTGAAGCTCGTGCCGCTTTTGGCGTTTTACGCCCGAAGTCATTTGTTGAGGTTAGCCTTAATCAGTAATTGGGTTAGGGACTATAGGAATGGGTGGGGAGACCTGCCCATTCCTGAGAGGGTTTGCTATGGATGAAAAAGATGAACTTGTGATAGTGCCACTGAGTAAGGATGTGGGTATTAAGATGTTGAGGTCTGAAGCTGAAAAGCAAGGGCTGAAATATCGGCACATTGGTGAAAAACAATATTCTGGTAAGGTTGAGAATAAAATGGAGCATCCAGTGGAAGATAAAGGGATTTCTCCAGAAGCCAGGAAACGAAAACCTAAACAAGCAGGTGAATAATGGGACTTTGCTCGGTTGCTGATGTAAGTACATTTTTGGGTATGGATATTCTGCCTGATAACCAACAGGTTATTCAGGCGATTGCTGAATCAACGGCTGCAATTCAAAATTACTGCAATCAGAAAATCGAGTATGTCGAAAATGACGTTGTTTTATTTGACGGAACTGGCACTAAAAAGATATTTCTTCCAGAATTGCCAGTAACGCAAATTGTATCGGTAAAAGTTAATGGTGTATTGATTGATCCAAACGGTTATGCTTTGGCTGAAAATGGCGTTTTGTGGCGGTTTTGCGATGTATGGCCTGTTGGGGCACGAAATGTAGAAATTACATATTCGCATGGATATCAAACTATCCCTGATGACCTAAAGGGCGTATGTTATCGCTCGGCTGCCCGCCTCTACCAGGCTCAGCTAAAAGCATTACGTCAGGATTTTGTAGCTGGTCTTCAAACTGTAAGTGTTGGTGATTGGTCAGAGGCATATGAAAGTGGACATTCATCTTCGGGAGAATCCGATAAGGGCATCTCCGCTGCTCGCGCACTTCTACTGAGTGAGAAGGAAATACTCAATAAATATCGCTATAAGAGGATTTCATGAGCAACAAATTCCCTCACACAATGACCTGGTATGCGAAGACTGCGACTGCTAATGTTTTTACGCGAACGGTCATTACCGAAGTGATGTGGCAAGCTCAAAAGGTTGCAAATATGGTAAAATCTGGCTTGATAGATTCGGATAAAGCAATTGTTTGGGTGCCGTTTGTAACTATGGATGGTACTAATCGTTCTGATACATTGAGTTTCAAAGCAGGCGACTACCTGGTTCCAGGTGTTGCAACTGAAGAAATGTCTGGAAGCTCATTTACCCCATCGATGTTACTGGCTAAATATCCGAATGCCATTCAAATCAGAACCGTGGATGTAAAAAATTATGGGCCACTTAGTATGCAGCATGTAGTGATTGGCGGTAAATAATGACAAATGGTGGTAGATAATGATGGACGGCGGTAGATAATGGCGGAGCCCAGAATTGAACAACCAGGACGGCGTGTAATTCAAACTACCAATGGTGAGTTGATTTTGGAATGGGATCCGCGTTTTGCCAATAGAAGAATGGATGCCTATAACCGAGCTCAACGCTTTTTGGATACGCAAGTACTTTACAAGTCAGAGGAATTTATTCCTGTGCGCACTGGTGAATTGATTCAATCTGGGCGGCGGGCTACGATAATTGGTTCTGGATGGGTAATTTGGAATGCCAAATATGCGAGACCAGTTTACTATGGGCGGAGAGCTCCAGGTAGGAAGGGGCCAAAAGTTACGAGACCAGTTCGATGGTTTGCGCGAATGAAGAGTATCAGCGGGCCTCAGATAGTTGAGAAAACCCGTAAAATTGCTGGAGGGAGTTCATTTGTCTGATACAACTATAATTAAAGCTTTGCAAACCTATATTGCAAATTGTCCACTCCTTTCAGAACAAGGATTATCGCCTTTAGTAAACTGGTTGGACGAAACACCTGATTGCTATGGAATATTTCCTATGCCTGGGGACAAACAAATTGTGAAATATCCAGCTAAAGGTGGAATTTATGAGTTCCCATTTGCGCTTCAAGTTACAGCGTCAAATGCAGACGATTTAGCAAGATTGCAGACTCAGGGTTTTTTTGAGCAATTTGGAAAGTGGCTCGATGAACAAAATGAAGCCGAAGTGTACCCTATACTGAGTACGGGCGAAACGGTATTTGAAATTGAAGCCCTTGGACAGGGCTATCTATTAGACCAGGGCGACTCTAATGTGAGCATTTATGAAGTCCCCTGTAAATTAACTTACGAAAGGAAGTAAATAAAATGGCAGTAAAACGATCAAAATTACAGCATTTCATGAATACGACTCCAGGAGCAGAGACACCAACTTACAATCGGATGAATCTTGGGATTACAAGTCTTAGTATTGATAAAAATCCAACCTATCTGGAGGAAGGCTATATCGCGGAAGATGTTGCCACCAAAGAGCTTGAAAGTCTGGCGCCTGAATTCAATTTTGAAATCAATGTAGATGATACGGATCCAGTATCGATTTATCTAACTGGCTTAGAGTGGGAAGATAAAACGATGGAAGATGTTCAAACCGACATTGTAACTGTTCAGTTGTGGCCAGAAGCTGTTGGTGGAGCATACCCAGCTAAGAAATACAATGTTTCGATTTCGGTTGAGACAATTGGCGATGAGGCGTTGAAGACTCTCAAGCATTCTGTAAAAGCTGGCGTTCGAGGTGATGCAGTGTTTGGGACATTTGTTCCAACGACCAAAACTTTTACACCAGCAACCTAATTTGAACTATAGGGGCTTCTCTTAATACGGGAAGCCCCGAAAGGGATTGCACAATGGAATCAATTAAGATTAAAACTGATAGTCAGCGTACGCTTTGTATCAACGATGATGAGTCTCGGTGGATAACGTTTGATACAGAGGATCTAAATTTCTATGCTCGACTGAAAGATTTGTATCAAAAGTTGACGATTAAACAAAATGAATTCCTCAGTAAAGAAAAGGAAATTAGTGCAATTGAGGGTGTTGATGAGAATGGTGCTTCACTTGCAGCGCTTGCATTGGTTGACCTCCAAGCAGAATTTGCGAAATCTGTAACAGATGGTATGGATGAGGTGTTTGGAGCTGGAACTTGTGAACGGCTGTTTGGAGACGCATTTAACCCAGAAGCATATGGCGAGCTCATTAAGGCGATTATGACTTATATCTCTCGAGACCGAGAGAAAAAATTGAAAGCTGCATTAAGGAAGACACCGAACGATAAAAAAGTTATGAGCTAATGGAGCATTTACGAGTTAATTAATGACCGATTTTTTGATAGAGCAATTTCCAGAAGCGATTGAAATCAATGGTGATATTTATGATATCAACACTGACTTTCGCGTTGGATTGCAAATCATGGCGGATTTTGAAAGCTCTGAATTTGACAAAGATGAGTGCGCTTATCTTATGTTAATGCGCCTTTATAAAAATTTGCCAGAAGACCGTGAGCCTGAGTTCTATCAAATTGCTCTGGAGAAAGCTATTAAATTTCTTAATGTTGGCGATGATGACCCCCCACCTACTGAGGGTAAGCCCAGAGTTTATTCCTTTTCACAAGATGCACAGTTAATCTATGCAGCGTTTAACCAAACTCATGGTATTGATCTGCAAACAGCCCAGATGCACTGGTGGAAGTTTATTACGCTTTTTATGGATTTAGGGGCAGATACTGCCTTCAGCAGTTTAGTAAGCCTTAGAAAAAGGTACTATGATGGCAAAATTACTGATGATGAAAGAGAATACATTGCTGAATATGGCGAGGAGTTCTTCCTAAGCGACCATACTGAGCAAGAGCTTGATGAGAATGAAATAGAATTTATTAAACTCTTGCCTGAGGAAGACCAGAAGCGCTTCTGGGAGGGGAGAAAAGCACATGGCGTATGATGGCAGTATCAGGATAGATACGCGTATTGATACCAAGGGCTTCAATAAGGGCGTTAAATCTATGATGGGAAGCCTGGGGAATCTTGCGACTGCAATTGGAGTCACATTTAGCGTAGCTGCGCTTGTAAATTTTGGGAAAAAGAGCGTTGAAACTGCTTTGGAAATGGAAGCAGGATGGAAGGGCTTAGAGTTTTTGATGAAAGCCCAGGGGCGCGATATTCAACAAGCAAAGAACTTTTTGGAGGAATATACAGCTGATGGTTTAGTGCCGATGATGAACGCGCAGAAGGCATATCGGAACTTAGTAGCGCGGGGTTATGAAACAAGTCAAATTGAGGATATGCTCAATGTTTTCAAAGATTCAGCAGTATATCTACGGCGTTCTCAGTATGACATTGGTGGGGCTATTGAGGCTACCACAATGGGCTTTAGAACAGAGCGGTCAATTCTGTCTGATGCAGCTGGTATTGAGCAAAACTTATTCAAGATGTGGCAAGCCTATGCGAAAGAGACAGGCACCACTATTTCCCAAATGACTATCGCTGAAAAGCGAATTGCAGAATACAACGGGGTAATGCGCGAGGGAGCCACCTATACTGGGGCTGCTGCCACCTATACTCAGACGTATGCTGGGCGCGTTGCTCAACTTACAGCAGCAATGGTTAGTTTGAAAACTGCAATTGGGAATATGGTAATTCCTGTATTGAACCAAATTGTTCCTGTAATTACTAATGTTATAAATAAATTTACTAAATTGTTTAATGTTGTTGGTCGGGTATTTAATTTATTATTTGGTACAGAAGTTGGCGCCATTGACGCCGAGCCCGTTGAGGATGCAGCAGATGCTTATGGAGAAAGGCCTATTTATTCAGGCCATAAGACCCCC